AAAGTTTTGTCAATAGGTTTTTTCAAATTTTTAAGATATTTTTTCAAGAAAAATTGAAATTTCATCAAAAATGTGGTAAAATAAAGATACAAACAAATTTTGAAAGGAAGTGCAAACATCATGACAATGGGTGCATACATTAAACATTTAAGGGAACAGGCAGGTCTTTCACAAGAAGAATTGGGGAAATCCCTGAACCCACCAGTCAACAGGGCAGCAGTGAACAAATGGGAAACTGGTCAGGTTGAGAACATCAAAAGAAACCACATTCAGCAACTTGCAAGAAAATTTGGTGTCACACCTTGTGATCTGATGTGTTTTGACAATCAGTTTGACACACCAGTTCTTGCAGAAGAAGTCAAGACCCTGGAAATGGTTCAAAAACACTTTGGGAAGGATGCTGTCAGACTGCTGCAATACTTCCAGGAACTGAACCACATTGGAAAAGAAAAAGCATTGGAAGACATTGGTGACTTGACAGAACTGTCCAAGTACACTGAAAAAGGGGAAAGTTCCGCATTGAAAAACGCATAGGAAACATCATTTATGTGGATTTCAGTCCAAGATGATTCAAGATAGGTTCAACATCTATTTTCTACATCTTGAACTTGCAAAAATGTTTTATTTACAAGGGTTTTCAAGGTTTCAGACAAGATGTTCAACATCTTTTTTATTTATTAGAATAGGAAAACAGAATACAAGTGAATTGGTATTGTTCTAAAAATATCTAATAATAGAAATATTGATATGGATCTTGAACCTTGAACCAAAGTCAAACAGTCAAAAAGCCTTGATTTTTCAAGGGATTTTCACATTTTACATACTGAAAGGAAGGTTCAACATGTTTGGAAAGAAGAAAAAGACAAATGCAATTAGGGTGATGCACTATGAAGGTATTGCACAATTTGCGACTGATTACCCCTGCACTATTGAATTGAAGGATGATGTTCTTGAAATCATCAGAATCAAACCTGAAACAACTGTCACTTTGCCCAAGGACAGAATCAACAATATCATGGTTTTGGAAGAAGCAAACTTCATGTCAAAATATCATGGTCATGCTGACACTACTGCAAAAGCAGGAAAGAAGACATATTTGGTCATTGAATATGACAAAGGAATGCTTGCATTTTGGGGTGCAGGATTTGAAGCAGTCAAACTTTGGGATATTGCAAAGGAATTCAGTTCTGCTGCACCATCCAACATTTCCTTATAAACAAAAAAAAGACCCTTGGATGCTACCAACACCCAAGGGTCAAAGGATGGAAACCAAATCAGATGGATGAAATGGTCACCAAAACACATCTATATTATACCATTTCATTCTGAAAAAAGAAAGGATGAAACAGAATGAAATTGCCTAATCAATACGGATCAGTTTATAAACTGTCAGGGAAAAGAAGAAAACCATGGGCAGCAAGAAAGACTGTTGGATGGAAACAGATCCCTGAAAAACAAAAATCATATCCTATTTATGAATTCATAGGATTTTATGCAACCAAGACAGAAGCACTTCAAGCACTTGCAAATTATAATTCAGACCCTTATGATTTGCACTTCAACACAATCACTTTTGAAGAAGTATATGACAGATGGTCTGACATTCACTTTGAAAAGGTGTCTGCTTCCAATGTCAATGGTTACAAAGCAGCATTCAACACCTGCAAGGACTTGTGGAACATGAAGTTCCAGGAAATCAAACTTGACCACTTGCAGAAGGTTGTGGATGATTCAGGAAAGAACACACCAACCTTGAAGAAAATCAAAATCATGTTTGGTCTGATGTATGATTATGCTGTTGTTCATGAAATAGTCAGCCAGGACAAAAGGGAAATGGTCAGGTATGTAGACATCAGCAAACCAGGGAATCCAAATGCCTATGACAGAAAACCATTCACCAAGAAGGCAATCAAGACCCTTTGGGATGCACATGAATCAAACATCTATCTGTCAGTTGTTCTGATGCTCATATACACTGGTGTCAGAATTGGTGAAATGCTTGACCTTGAAAAGAAAGATGTCCACTTGGATGAAAGATGGTTCTATGTGAAGGAATCCAAAACTGATGCAGGTATCAGGGAAGTTCCAATTGCAGAAAAGATTGTTCCATTCTTTGAATACTGGATGCAGCAGGACTGTGACCATCTGATTTGCACACCTGATCAGAAACCTTTTGAATATAGAAACTATTATGATTCATACTGGACACCGCTGATGAAGGACTTGTCTTTGTCCAAATACACACCACACTGCACAAGACACACCTGTGTGTCCTTGCTGACAGAAGCAGGTGTTGATGAAAGAATCATTCAGAAGATTGTTGGACATAAGGGTCAGAATGTCACACAAGTGGTCTATACACATCTTGAACTTCCAATCAAACTTGAAGCAATCAACAAGATTTGAAAGAAGGTGTCCTGATGAATAGAACACAATACAAGAACCAGTTCAGCAAAGACCACTATGACAGAATGAATTTGTCTGTTCCAAAAGGGATGAAACAGGTCATCAAGGATCTTGCAGCAGAAAAGAACCTGTCCTTGAATGCTTATATTTTGGAATTGGTCAGGAAAGACCAGGAAGGAATGTTTGACACCATGCAGTTGTCTGAATTCAACAGGAACAGAATTTTGACCATCAAAGGCAACACCCATGATGGATATGATGTTTTCTTGAAGGATGGAAGGACATTCCATTGCAGAACCAAATTGCAGATCAGACAATATCTTGCACAAGACAGTCAAAGTCTTGCACAAGACACATAAAACAGTGTTACTATTTTGTTACTATCGTGTTACTAACGGACAAAAATTGACCCAAATGCAGAAAAAGAAAAATCCCACAAACCCAAGGGAAACCTTGAATTTGTGGGATTGATTTTTGTGCTTGAATTATCTCTTTGATAGTTCCAAACCTTGATTTTTCAAGCATTTTTCACTTGTTTGTTACTAACCAGTTTCTAACTGATAGCAATGGACACTTATTCAACCAGGGTCAAATCAGACTTCTTGACTGCTGCAACCACAATGTTGTTGAAGGTGATGACCACCCTGTCAACATTGATCTGTTTCACCTTGTGATCTCTATTATACACAAAGGAAGCAAGATTTCCACCAGTATATGTCTTTGCACCCTTTTTCAGTCTGACAGTGCTTCCAACCTTGATTTCCTTCTTCACAACAGGTGCAGCAGTGGAAACTGCCTGACCGCCCTTTGTAGTGATGAAAGCATTGAAACCTGCTGCCTGCACTTTTTCAAGCATAGCATCAGCATTTGCCTTCTTGGAAAATGCACCAGTCTGAATTTTATAGAATCCGTCAATCTGCACCATGTAAGTGTCAAAGCCTGCTTCACTGACCTTCTTCAACTGTGCATCAGCATAGACCTTGTTCTTGAAAGCACCAACCTGAACACGATACAGAACATCAGACTTGGTTTCTTCCTTGGTTTCACCTGCATCAAGTCTTTTGTTGACTTCTGCAACAATTTCATTGTGTCTGTCATAAAGGTATTTACCAGGACAGGACTTGTTTGCATAATCTCTGTGAACTGTCAGATTGCATCCGTTCTTGTGGTTTACTCTATCAGCCTTTTTAGTTGACCAAACCAACTTCTTGATGTTGTTTCTTTTGCAGATGTCAGTCACAAGGTCAAGCAGTGCAGCAAATGCCTTGTCATTGACTGCATAAGGTTCAGTTGTATCAGAAGCAACTTCAATGGTGATTGCTCTGTGGTCATTTGCAGCACTGGAAGAACACCAGGATCTGTTCTTTTCTTCCACATACATTCCAATTCTGCCATCATAACCAACACCATAGTTGGAAGATGCTTGTCTGCTTTCAGGTGCAAAAATGCTTCCAAGGACTTCAACAGAACACTGACCAACCACACAATGAATGGTGATGGTGTCAATGTCATGATTTCTTTGACCTGAATGGTTAGGACTTAATTTGGTATATGTAACCAAAGGACTATTTGTGAATTCCATTAGTCTTCATCCCCCTTTCCATCACCCTGACAGAAAGCAGCAATGGTGTCCAAATCCACCACATCCCCTTCTTCATCATAGATCAAACCAGTTTCTTCATCCAAATTCAAACCGCCAACATAGGGAAGATCATCATCAATTTCCCCATTGTAATAACGCATATTCAAATTGGGTTTCTTGTTATCTGCCATAATCGTTTACCTTCTTTCTTTATTTCTTGGGTTCAGTGTAAGTCAAAGCCTGTTTGGAATCAGAAAGACCATCAGTTGTGGGGTCATTGACAACACCCAAAATGACCATGACTGCAAAAGCAGCATTGACCACATCAAGCAGTCTGTTTCCAAGGTCACCAAGGTCAATTTCAAAACCAAATACTGCTGCAATAACCTGAATCAGAAGCAGCACCGCAGGAATGATTGCAACCCAAAAGTTCTTGTTTTTAATTCGTACCAACCAGTTGATTTTCATTTTTTATCTTCCTTTCTGTTTCAAATGTAGTTCTTCAATTTCATGCTTCATTTTTGTGATCATGCCATTTCCACCAAGTGCATGATATGCTTCATACATTTCCATGAAATTTTCATAAGCATAACTTGGTATTTCACCAAGACTGGTGTATTTGTCATGATATTCGATAAGTTGCACACGCAAAAGAAGCATTGTTCCCTTGCTGTTTGCATCCCTATCTTTCTTTTGATTCTGTAACAACCACACAATATATCCCATCAATGCTGTCAAGATAATGGGAAGTGCTATTGTGTAAGTTTGCACAAGAAATTCCTTCAATGTTCACCACCTGCCTTTCCTGATGTCAAAAACCCTTATATAACCTTCATATAAGGTCATATAAGGGTTTTATTGTTATACTTGATAACTTGTTCAGGTTAGGACTGAACTTCCCATCCATAGACACCAGGTTCCCAAACATTAGCATCACAAGTGGACACCCAAATCTGATCATTGTGGGAAACCACATCACCCTTCATGTATGCATCAGTTGCACCAAGGGGTTGTGTCCAAACTGCAACACCACTGTCAGTGAAACCAACAGCCTTGAAAAGTGCAGGAACAGTGTCAGGTGTCCAATCAGCCTGACTGGTGTGTGCCTGGATGCACTTATATAACTGTGTTTCACCATCAGCATTGACACCATACTTGACCATTTCATCCACTGCATAGGACTTCATTGGAATCCAATCAGGATAAAGGTCAGCAATTTCCATTGCCTGATCATCAGGAAGGTTTGCAGACTGAACAGACATCTGCATGAATCTGTTGTACTGCTTTGCAATAAATTCCATGTCTTTCATTATTCATTCACCCCCAACATTGTGTTCAGAATCTTGTTTGTTTCGTTGTTGATTGCTGCCTGCTGCATGATGAATTCATCCTTGGTGTACTGAACCATGTTGAATTCATAACCAGTGAAACCTTCCTGGTCATCAATACCAGGTTCAGAAACTTCCTGAATGTCTGAATGAATCCAAACACTGAATTCATCAATCACCATTTCATCAGGCTTTACAGTGCTTCTTTGTCTTCCAAAATCTTTCATGATTTATGACCGCCTTTCTTTTTAATGTGTGTTTGATAATAACAATCAGACCAAGTTTCCAATGGTCTGACATACTTTTCTTGCAATCTATAACTGTCACAATGAAGCAACCATCCCTTATATGAATTGATTGAACACCATTCTGAATAGTTCAGTTCTTGACCTTTCAGTCTTTTCTTGTTCAATCTGTTCATCTTTCTTTTGAACTCTTTGCAGGTTGACTTTCTCAAAAGTTTGAAGTTCATGAAAGATCTATAACCTACAAAATCCACACCCCTGACATAAGTTGGAAAGACCTGCCAATTTTCCTTGATTTTCAGTTTCAACTTGATCCTGAAAAATTCTTCAATTTCTTTCAGCAACTGATGAAGTTCTTCTTTGGTTCTTCCAAATATCACAATGTCATCCATGTATCTGAAATAATACTTCACATGTTTGACTTCCTTCATCCAGTGGTCAAATTCTGACAAATAGAAGTTTCCACTGTATTGTGAAATATAATTTCCAATAGGAATTCCTGTGTCACCTGGTGTGGAATCAATGATTTCATCCAACAACCAAAGCAGGTCATCATCTTTGAACAGTCTTCTGTATTTCTGTTTCAGGATGTCATGATTTATTGATGGATAATACTTCTTTGCATCAATTTTCAAGCAATATTGACAGTTTGGAACATCTGTCTGCATTGCATGATTCAACCTTTGAAGACACAAATGAATTCCCCTTCCTGGAATAGCAGAATAGGTGTCATCAGTGAAATTCTTCAAAAGTATGGGTTCTATGATTTGCAAGATTGCCCATTGACATATTCTGTCAGGGAAATAAGGAAGTTTGAAGATTTCTCTTTCTTTTCCACTGTCCTTCTTGATGAAAGTCTGATATTCAGAAGTGTGGTATGTTTTATTGATCAACATTTGTTGCAATAACCCCAAATAATATTCAGGGTTTTCATCAACCATCTTGACTTCTTTATACCATCCTTTTCCCTTCTTTGCATTTTGGTGTGCAAGTTCAAGGTTCTTCATGTCATAGATTTGTTCATACAGATTCCCATATCTTTTCATGACATCATTTCCTTTTGTATGCACTTTGAATGGTCAAATCTTCAACTGTAAAGTTTACCAATACAACCTTTCATCTTTTTGTATTTTGGCAAGTGCCAGGGCAACAGGTTCACATGGAAGAACCCCAAGGTGTGCAAACCCTGGGGTTCTTATTTATGCATTTAGTAGGTGACCGCTGATATTACGATTACGATTACTCGAAGAATTATTCACATTCCAATAGAAACTGCCACATTTAGAACCATTATTCCAATTACTGCCTAATTTAGTAACTGCCTTAAAAGTTCTTTTTTGTTTAGGTATTCCTTGGTGTTTCAGGTTTTCTTCTGCTCTTTCATCATGAAAATCAGCACATGTTGCCCATATTTTAATAAATTATTGACTTTTTACTGTGGTACATACAGCAGGCGACCGCCGATATCACGAGTACGATCACCCGAAGAATACGCCACATGCCAACAGAAACCGCCACACTTAGAACCATAAGTCCAACTACCGCCCAATATAGCAACCGCCCATTCAAGGCTTTGGTTTGTGTTCCAGTAGTAGTCACCAACAGGAAGGGAACTGTTTCCAGTGTGTTCACTGCAAATAAACAGCCAGTCAAATTTTTCAGCATAACCAAATGCTGAAACATAACCTTCACCAGTTGCAGGTGTGAATCCAACATCTTCATAAGGTGCTGCATCAGTGTTGTCAGTGAAACCATGATCAGCAACATGAATGGTATTGATACCATCTTTTACATGTCTGTTCAGACCATCAACCCACTTCCAAATGTTGCCATAGATGTTTTCTTCACCACGATAAGAAGGAATGTTCCAACCATTGGTGTTCTTTACAGAACCACTTTCATTTCCAAGGTTAGTGGTTGCACCAGTGATTTCAGACATATTGGTTGCACCATCATCTGTCTTGTTAGAAACACCAATTCCAATCTTTTCCTGCATGTTGAAAGAAGCATATTCAATCAAGAACAGGATTTCAGTTGCAGCAACAGACTGAACAGTCTGCTGTGACCAACCTGCACCCCTTGCATTTGCTGCACTTCTGAAAACACTTCTTGTCTGTGTGCTTGCAGGTTTTGCATTTGCAATGGAAGAAAGAAAATCACCGCTTGCATATACCTGTGAATCATCCTTGATATAATCACCTGCTGTTGCATCATAGAAACAACCTTCATAAGCAGACAAATAGATGAAGTTCTTTTCAACACCATCCTGGATAAATGCAGGATGAAGTTTGAAGCCTTCCTTCTTGGTATCAGATACATAATATCTGACCTTCCGCATGTGGAAACCTTTGCCACCTGCAATCTTTTCAAGTTCAAGGGGAACAACTTTATAATAGAATTTAGGTTGTTCAACCATGACCTGAACCTTTGTGCCTGCTGCAAACTGCAAAGAAGCATCAGGTGTTTCAACATCAACAGGGTTCAAGTCAATAGCCTGGGTCAAAGCACCAGTTTCAGAATATCCTGCATCACCATGATATGCAACAACCACACCTGCATCTGTCACATTACATCTTTTTCTTCCACCAAATGCCTGAACAGCATCAAATGCTGCACCAGGTGTCATGGAAACTGCACCTGCAAGTCTTGTGAACTTCTTGTTCTTGAAGTCAACTTCAACACCGTAGATGTCTTTGTCAGTATAACCAACAAAAGCCTGCAAATCAGAAATCTGCTTCTGCAAGTCCTGAATGTCACCCACTGTTGCAACAGCAGCAGGATCAACTTCAATTGTGACATCATCAGCATTGGAAACAGTGGTGATCAGTTTTAAGAAAGCACCACTTGTGGACACACCATTGAATGGGGGCATCCAACCAGGAACAGAAGCACCACATGCTGCATACACAATTTCACCATCATTGGGGTCTTTTGCATGAAGGGCAATGGTCTTCATGTAATATCCAGTTGTCAGTGCATCATTGGTGACAGCACCTTCAACCTGGACTGCTGCGTTTCCTGTCTTTGTAACCCTGGAAACAAGGGTTGTCTGTTTTACACCACCAATGGAAGTCATTGCAAGGATCTGTGCATCAGAATATGCAGTTTCAGAAATAGAAATCTTTGTGAATTCAATCTTTCCACTGCCTGACATCATCTTTGCAATCAATGCCTGTCCTTTGTTGGTGATGACCATAGGTCTAAATTCTGCCATTTTAACATTACCGCCTTTCTTATGCTTGAATCATATTTGTTATTGATACATTTGAACCAGTGTGCATTTCAGAAGCAACACTGAATGAATCCTGAAAAGAATCTGTGATTTCAACTTCACATGTTCCTGAACAGATGCTTGCAACATTTGCATCACCGCTGAAAGTGAATGTTGCTTTGTAGGAATCAGTCAATTCATACATCTTGCAAAGACACATTCCAGTTGGAACAAACAAAGTGTTCTTCAAGTCATAATGCAATTCATTGTCTGAATCAATCACCAGGTTTGCAGGTATCATGTAGTCAAACAACTTTTCCAATTCATCAACTTGACCATACATGTCAAGATGTGTGATGATTTTCAAAGCATATTCCTTGAAGTTTGGAATCACATCATAGTTTCCAACACCACAAAGGGTGTCAAGTTTTGTCAGAAAGACCTTCCAGGTATAAGGAACAATGTCATTCCATCTGATCATCACCCTTGAAATTCTTGATTCAAGGGTGTCATCAGAAGAAGGACTGATGTGCAATATCTTTTCAAATCGTGCAATTCCTTCAAGGTCACATGTTTGAATGAACTGATTGTTTTTAATTCTTTCAGATTCATCAGCAAGCAACTGAAATTCAGGGTTTTCTGCACTCATAATCAGGTGAATTTCTCTATACACCTGAATGAAAAGGGGAAGGTGTTCAATTAGGTTCACATCTCTAACCATTTGACACACCACCCAACACTGGAATTTCATATTCACCCAACACCAAGTTGGATGCTGCACCATTGATTTTTGTGTTGTTGATGTCCACAACACCAGTCAAATTCAGGATTCTTGTTTCAATCTGACTGATTCTGACCACTGATGCAGTTTCATCTGCCCAAACCTTTCTAATTTCAAGCAGATAAGCATTGATTGCTTCTTCAATTGCAGTCTTCTGACTGTTGAAAGAATAGCCTTCCTGGAAAGTGATGTTGGTGGAAATAGTGACAACCACTTCATCAGCAGTCTGAACTGTTACCACATGACCAATTGGTGCAATACCAACACCAGTTCCATCCTTTGTGGGATCAATTTCATTCTGAACAAACTGAACCAAGGTGTCACTTGCTTTGTTGTATTCAGAATCAAGGACTGTCAGAAGAACTGTTCCACCACCATTCCAAACAGGTTTGACCTTGGTTGAACCAACACCTGCAAGTGCATTTGTCTTCTGAATATAGTCCTTTTTGTTTCCACCATAAGGTTTTGTGTCAAAGGTTGCAAAATATCTTTCCCTGATGGATTCAGTGTCTTCTTCATCTTCACCAGGAATCAACAGTTCAGTGATTTTGATGGTTTCCAACCCCTGAATGTAATTGATAGGAATCAGATCCCCAAAATAGGAATTGCCAATCACACCAGTGGTTTCACACATCACCTTGTATTCACCATCTGCAATCTTTTCAGTCACAATGTAGTTCAGTTCATTCAAAGAAAATCTTGAACCAACTGCAACATTGATTGTGGAAGGTGTTGCAATTGCTTTCAGAACCGCATTGGTTGCAGCATAAGGAATGACACCCCTTTCTGCTGCCCTTCTGATCAGATATTCCCTGGATGCAGTGTCACCAAAGGTTTCAGTCAAGATGATGTCAAATTCAATATACATCAATTGAAGTTCAACAGCAGCAGGGGCAAGGGCATCAAAAATGATTGAACCTTCTCTTTTGTCCATGCTGTTTGGAACTCTGTCAAGCATCCTTTGAAGAATATCTTCATAAGTAATATTTTCGTACATTAGAAATTCACCACCTTTTCTGCTTCAATTCCACCAAAGATTGTGTGGACTGTGAATGTCACTTTGACTGTCCTTTTCTCTAAAACATCAAAAACAAAGGAATCAACAGAATCAATTCTGTCATCCTGAACCAATGCTTCTGTGATTCTTCTTTCAAGTTCAGGGCATACATAAGTGACTGGTTCACCATACAAATCAAGAAGTTCAATCCCATAATTCCATGAATAAATGATGTACTGGTATCTTTCAGTGTTCAAGATCTTGAAAACAACCTGCTTCATTGCTTCCAGTTCATCACAAAATCCATTGATGACATCATGTTCAATCTGCATCTTGTAATTTTTACTTGGAAGGGTTTCCACTTCCAAATCTTGTGAAAGAATGGTATTTGTTGAAGGTATCATGCATTCACCACCCTATCCAAAACAAGATATTTTTGACCACCTTTTTGTTTCAGAAGGATGACTTCATCACCCACTGCAAGACCATTGTGAATGGTGATGTCCTTCTTTCCTGAAACACTGTGACTGTGGGAAGCAAAGGAAGAATCCCCACTTCCACCGCTTTTTGTTCCAGTAGTCCAATCAATTGTGACCTTGGTCTTGAAGTCTGTCACATTCCTGGTCAGAACCAGTTGTGCAGCACCAAGGGTCATCTTCTGTTCCACCAGTATCTTCAAAGGTGAAGCACTGGTGACTTTTCCAAAGCAGAAGTCACAAGGTTGACCTGCTTCAACTGCTTCTTTTGCTGCCTTTTTGATAGCAATTAAAAGATCATTTGCATCAAGCAATGAATTCACCACCTCTCAATGTCAAGGTCATCAAATGCTGACTTTCATTGAATTCATGCTTGCATTTTTCCACAAGCATCAAATTCTTGACTTTGACATCACCAAGGTCAAGCATCACAACCACCATTGATCCTGCACGAACACGAACATCACCAAAGGCATTTTTGATGGACAGGTTTCTTGTTTTCTTGTTATACAAGGAAAGAAGTGCATCTGCTTTTGCCTGACCATTTTCACCTTCCTGCAATGTGTCAAAGTGTTGAAGAACACCCCATGTGTTCATGTTGTTGGAATCCTGGGCAATATAGACTTCTCTTGTTCCAGTCTTGTCATTGTCATAAGTCAGTTTGATTCTGTTGTATGTGTTATCATCAATTGATGAAGTATAGTCAAAGTTTTCACCTGTTTCTTCATCAATTAAAAGGTTCAAACGCATGTTGTCCAACCCTTTCAAAGTGACTTTTCCAAAATCATCATACATGACATACATGTATTTCTGATTCTGCAATGTCAGGTCAAGGGCATTTTGGATCATATCAAACAAGGAAGTGTTTTCTTCCACCCTGGAAGCAATCTTGAAACCAGTGTCTTCAATGAATCCTGTCTGCATTTGAAAGTCTGCTGCAATCATCTGAATCAGTTCACCTGCTGTCTTGTTTTCATAGACATAGGTGTCTTTGTTCTTCAAATATCGCAACTGGTCATAAGCAGTGACAGTGATGATTTGCTGTTTATCTCTTTTCTTCTTGAAAATGAACCCATAGAAAACATTTGCACCATTCACTTTCAATCTGACTGCATCACCTTCTGTGAAATCCAACACATCATCTTTCACCACTTTGAAGGAAAGTTGCCCTGGACAACCTTTTCTTTCAGTTGACCAGGTGATGCCTTCCTGAACAACAGGGGAAAACACCTTGTTTCCATGCTGAATCAATAGTTCTACATTTACATTCAAAGTGTTCCCCCCCTTTACTTCAATAAGGGAATAGTCAAAACCTGTCCTGCATAAATCAAGTTTGCATTCTTGATTTTGCCTTTGTTAGCATTGAAGATTGTGGTGTACTTTGCACCATTCCCATAGAATTTTTTTGCAATATTCCAAAGACAGTCACCTTTCTTGACAGTGTAAGTCTGATTCTGTGCAGGTGCAGGGGAAGCAGGACTTGCAGGTCTTGCAGGTTGAACTGTTGCTTTGGGTTTTGTGCCTGCAAAAGTGATGTTGCAGGTCTTTGTTCCAAATTCTCTGTACTGCTTCAATTTGACTGAAACAGTGACATCAAATCCTTGTTTGCTGTCTTCCTTGATGTCATAACTTTCAAGTGACACCTTCATGTTGGTATCAAACAGCATTTTTCCATTTGGAAGTGTCCTGGTCACAATGAACTGGAATGGTTCTTTGCTTGACTTCATTTTTTCCAACTGTTCCAGGAATACCTTTGCATTCACAAAGCCTGACTTGTATGTTGCAAAAGGATATTTCACATTAGGAAGAAGCAGGTCAAAACTGATGTCAGTCAGACCTGCCTTCTTCAAAATGTTCACTTCACCTTCATTGATAAGGGTCAATGTTTTGTTTTCGTTTTGTATCTTCAATTGCAACTTGGAAGGTGCAACTGGACACAACATCTTTCCCATGTAAAAATAATATGCCATTATTCATGCACCCCTTCCGCTGCTTTTTCCATTGCTTCATTGACACCTGTTGCCAGGTAGTCAACCATTCCATCAAGATCCATGTCAGAAGAAACATTGTTGTTGTTCGTCATTTCCACTTTGATTTCAGCAGTGGTGAATCTGTTCACAACTTCTGTTTCTGCAATGTCACGAAGATATTTCAAATCTTCACTGGTGATGTCCATGGAATCTGCCATTGAACCAGTGTTTCCTGCCGTATCAGCAATATTTGCAGGGATCTGACTTGCATCATAACCAGTTGCTTCATATTCAGGGATTTCAAAAGAATCCATGCTGAATGCACCTGAAACACTGTCTGCAACACCATCACCCCATGCAGCACCTGCACTGAAAGCATCAGATGCCCAACCATCCTGGAATGTGTCAAATGTGGACATACCTTCATTGAAGGCATCACCAATGGACTTGTAGTCTTGCTTGTTTCCTTCTGCTTCTGCTGCCTTTGCTGCATATTCATCTGCTTTTGCACTGATTCCTGAATAATCAAATTCAACAAAAGGAAGTTTGTTCAGTGCTGCACAAATGCCTTCTACAACAGACATTGCAGTTGAAAGCAGACCCCAAAACCATGACTGAATTGAACAAATTGCATTATTGAATGCAGTCATCATGTTTGAACCAAGTGCTGCAATTGCATTTCCTATTCCAAGGGCAATATTTGCAACAGAAAGACCCAAGTTTTTGAAGAATTGAATGACAACATTGATTCCACCTGTGATGACACCAAAGCCACTATTTGCAACACCAGTCAGTTTTGCAATTGCTGAACATACTGCATAAATGATTGCAATGATTGCAATGATCAGAAGAATGATCCAGGTCAAAGGACATGCCATCAAAGCAGCATTCAGACCATGCTGTGCAGCAGTTTCTGCCAGGGTTGCACCAGTTGCCATCATTTGTGCTGCTGCCTTTGTGGATTCCATCATTGCAGAAATTCCATTGATTGTGTTGATAACCATTGAAGCACCTGCATAAAGACCAAGTGCAGTGACAATTCCCATCACAATTGGTGCAATGATTGACCAATTTTCACCAATGAAGGTTGCCACCATTCCTGCAAATTCCATGATCTGCAACAGATACATTGCTATTGTGGACAATGCACCAACTGCATTGGAAGCAAACACCTGAAAATCAGGGTTGTTTGCAATCTCATTGATTTTGTCCAGGACTGGTTGAAATGCCATCAAAGCCTGATTTTTCACTGATGTGAACACCTGACCCCAAGTCATAGGCATCTGTGCAAACTTTGCATCAGTTTCTTCTGCTGCACTTAACAGGGCATTTTTGACAATTTCAGAACTGATCTGTCCTTCTGCTGCCATTTCCCTGATTTGACCAATTGGAACATCCAAATAATCTGCAATAGACTGAATGATTGTTGGTGCTTGTTCAAACACACTGTTCAGTTCTTCACCACGAAGGACACCACTGGACATTGCCTGTGTCAACTGCAACATTGCAGCAGAAACACCTTCCTGTGAAGTTCCTGCAATCGTGAACTGTTTGTTCAACTGTTCCACAAAAGCAACCAGTTCTGCATTGCTGTTGAAAGCATCCTTTGCCATGATTCCCATCTTTGCAACTGCATCAGCAGATTCCTGATAAGAACCCCTTGACCTTTGTGCAGACTGATAAATCATTTGTTGCAACTGTTCTGTGGTCTGCAAACCATCATTCATCATGTCCAGTCTTGCAGTGGTCTGTGTCATTGTGTCAGACAAATCCATTGCTTTTGAAACTGTCTGCAAAGACACATAAGTTGCAACAAGACCTGCAACCTTCCTGGTCAGTCCATCCATAGCAGATGCACCGCTTCTGACAGATCTGTTGTAGTTTTCCTGATGATCTTGGTTCTGTTCAATGTCATTTCCAAGTTGAATCACTTCAAGTGCAGCCTGTTCTGTTGCTCTTCTTGCTTCTTCAATTGCAGATGTGTCAAAACCACTGTCCATGGAAGTTTCCACTGATTCAAATGCAGTACACATGTTTCCAAGTGCAGAAAGCATTTTATTGATAGGTGCTGACACCCTGTCATACAATTCAATTGATGTTGAAATACTTGCCATTATTCTTCACCGCCTTTCTTGGCATAAATAAAGGACAATCAGACCAATCCTGACTGTCCTATTTCTTTTTGACCTTTGCCTTCTTTGCTGCTTCTTTCTCTTTGTCAATTCTGATCTTGATTGAAGCAATTACAAAGGCTTTTTCTTGGTCATCCATGTTCAGAAATACAGAAGGTAAGATGTGAAGTTTCTGCAATGCAAAATGTGCAAAGTTTGCTTCTGCATCACCTTCTTCAATTAGTTTTTTGCTTCTTCAACCTTTTCTTCCAAGTTGGTGTTGAAACCATTGAAGTCCTGAACAAAAGTTGCAAAAGCCTGATATTCACCAGGATCATCAATCATTTCTTTCAGAAGATCTTCAGGTGTCATCACACCATAGGAATCCTGCAATTCCTTGTCATACAGGTTAGGTTCAACGATACAAGCACACATCATCTTTGCAATGTACTTGGAAGTGTTCAGTTTAGGTCTGTAAACATTAGGTTTACCCTTGACAGGAACATCAATCATGCAATCATCCCTGATGTCATCATTTTCCTTTGTGGTCAAAGGTTTGATTGTCCAAGGAAGGGGATTGCCCTGTTCATCCACAAGGGATTTGGTTGCAGGAAAAGTTGTGTTTTCCTTTGTGATTTTGTTCTTCTTCATAAATCTGCTAAAATTAGACATGGTTTTTACCACCTTTCTTTTTTCGTCATAAATAAAAATAAACCCCTATGCCTTCATTGAAGACATAGGGGTCAAGAATTTACTGCATACCATCAAGCAACTTGAAAGTTTCAGGCATCTTGAAGTCTTCAAAAGTGAAGTCCATATCTTCATCAAGGTATTCACCATCTGCATCAAACTTTGCAAGAATACCACCATCAATGTTGCAGTCAACAAACACAAGGGTCTGTCTGCCTGCTGCACTTGTGGGATCTTCATTGGTGACCTGAATTTCAAAATAGATGTCTTCACCAGTTTCCTTGTACTTCAACATCATTTCTCTGAAAATCGAAGTGTTATAATGGAAAGTAGCAGAACCAGTTCCTTTCCAACCAGTAGCCTTGTTACCAGTGCCAGTCTTTCCAAGAATAGGAACTTCTGCTTTTGTCTTTTCAAAATTTGCTTCAAAATTGATTGCCTGCATGAAATTATATCTGTTGTTTCCAATCGTTGCGAAACATTCAGCCAACTTTGCAGAAATCGCATCTTTTGCTTTCATTGTAATATTAGACATCCTGATTCACCCCTTTCTTATGCAATAGTGACTGTCATATACAACTTTGCCATTGCATTGACAACAGTCACCGCATCATTAACAACAACAGCCTTCTTTGTGTTACCCTGGGAAACAGTCACATCTTCATCACTGAAATCTTCAATTGCTCTGATGTCCTGCATCTGTTCATGATGTTTTACAATGTCAGTCCAAAGACTGATTCTGCCTGCTGCATCATTAGGAACAACACCAAGGTATTTGGTATTGAACAGGACTGCAATGTCATTTGCAATCTGATCAATGACCCTGATTGTCTGATTGTCCTTGAAGATGTCACCCTTGGTGTCAGAAGTAGTCACAAGGGAATTGATGTCTTCAAGTACACGAACATCAGAACCAACCTGATGAAGTACAAATTCACCTGCCTGAATAGCCTTGGTCAACTGTGTCTGTGTGTAGTCCACATCAACAGTGAATTCACCATCATAGATCTTGTTCAGGTTAGACTTGTTCACTGCACAACCTGCTGCAATACCAGTCACCCAATAAACAAGACAGGATTCATCCCAACCTTCATCAGTGACCTTGTTCTTGACATTGATGACACCTTCATAATCAGCAGCCTTGTTATAAAGAACCGCCTGGAATTTAGCACCAACTTCATCACGAAGTCTTTTGACAAAACTTTCATAAAGACCTTTGATGCTTTCTTCCTTGGTTACAACACCAAGGGCATTGAAGGAATATGCTTCAATCTTGTCAAGGTAGTTCTGATGTGCAGAACCATCAACAGCACCATTTGCACCACCTTCAAGTGCAATGCCTGCTGTCACTGCAAGTTCAGCAGTCTTCCAAGTCACAAAATCATTTGCAACCAGGTCAGCAGCCTTTGCAACAGTCTGTGTGTCAACAACAGTGCTACCAAGGACAGTCTTCACATCAAACATGGATGCATCATCCACATTCTTCTGAATAACGATCTTCAAATCATTACCACGAACACCACCAAACTTTGCAGTTGCATAAGTATTGGTTGCCTTATTGCCACCGCCATTCAGACGATAAGCATATAAAGTTGTGATGTTCATGAACAGATCACGAAGACCCTTCATTTTTTCATGATCAAAAGAATATCCAAAGATCTTCATGGAATTCTTCTGAAAATCTGCATTTGTGACTTCAAACACTGCACCTTCAACACCCCAATCAAGTTCAAGGGGCATGGTTGCGATACCTCTATCAGACAATGTTGCACTTGCAGCAGCAAGGGAAACAAAGTTGATATAAGCACCAGGAAGCACTTTGTTCTGTGCCACAAAAGTTCCACCGCCTAATGCCATATTAGTTCACCTTTCCTTTCATAAATTTTTCAAGAAGGGAATCAACCTGTTCAATGGTATAGACACCATTGTCTTCCAGGATTGCATCAAGTGCATCCCTTCTGTCTGCATATTTGTTGGAAGCAAGGATCTGTTCTTTGCTGAACATTGCATCCTGCTTTTCTTTCTGTTTAGTTGCCATCTTTCATCATCCTTTCACATTAGTGTTATGACTGACAGTTTCCATGACTGGTTCAGGTGCAGCCTGTTTATAGACAAACATGTCATAATTCACAAAGAAGTGAAGCATGTCATCAACAACTTCACCAGTCATCTTTGAACCCCTGCACTGGTCACCATCAACTGTGATGATTTCCAAGCAGTCCATCAATTGTTCTAATACTGAATAGCATTCAGACCTTTTTTCATCAGAACCAGGGAAGAAGTGAATGCAGAACTGATTTGTCCTGAAATACCTTTTTCCAAGGAACTGTTCAATAGAAGGGTTCAAGCATATAATGGAAAAACAAGGTTCTTGCAGACCTTGTTCAATGGATTCTGTATAAATTTCATAACCTTCACCGAAGCATGAATTGATTGCAACACTGATTCCATCTATGATTTTTTGTATCATTTGAAACATTCCCCCAATTTCTTTTTGAGTTTGTTTTCAAGAACCTTTGGTGCATCATTTTCAACTTCTTGTTCAGAAATGGTCAACATGAATTTGCCTTCCACCCATCCATCACCACCCCTGGTTCTATGCCCAAATTCAACATAAGAAGCATATTCAACAGGGTTGATGATTTCAATGACATAGACATTGCCAAAGTGGTTGACTTTCAGACTTCCTGCATAAGCAGATGCAGCCTGACTTTTTCCATTTGTCCATCCCCTTCTTAAAGTACCACCTTTTTTTCCTGAACCTTTGGGATATTGTCCAACAGGTGTCCTTTTGATAACTTTTGCAAGCAACCTTGCAGCAAGTTCTTTTGCACATGATTCAATGAATTGATCAACCTGGTTTGCACCAAGGGATGATTCAACCTGCTGTCTGAATCTGTCCAGGTCACGAAAATTCACACTTCCATTCCTTGCCATTATGCCCACCCCTTGAAAAGTTCAAGAACAATTTCCTGGTGTGTGCTGTAAAAAGCAGGTTCACCACTGGACTTGTAGTCAGTAGTCACACCATTCTGTGTGATGGTCAGTTTTGAACCAGGCTTGACCTGAATTTCAGGTGCAAGGAACACCTTTGTGATTTGAACAATGGAAGCAGCAGTTTCAGTTTGGTTTGCATTGTTCACTGTCTTGAAGGACAGTCTGCAAGGAATTTCTTCCTGAACAATAACATCCTGAAAACCAGTGGACTTGTTTTCTTTCTGAACTTTTTGGTGTTCAGTGATTGTGCATTTGCCATCATATAAAGATTCAATTGCTTTTCTTGCTTTTACCATCTTATTTTTCGATAACATACAAAATCACCTTCCCCATGGTGCAACAGGTAGTTGACCATCTGATCAAACTTTTCTTCATCAGAAGAACCACCAAAGTTCACCTGTGTGTCACCTTCCTTGATGCTTGTGAAAGCACCATCAAAGTCCAAATCAGCAATTTCCAACTGTCCAGTCTGCTTCTTGGTGAAAAGAAATTCACCACAAACCATGTCAACTGCTACATTGAAAAGTCCATCAGGAACATCAGTGGTATTGCAAGAATTCTTGATGTGGTTTTCCACCTTCTGCATTGCAAAACAAATCAACCAACTGTCATCTTCCTTCAAGGTGTACCCAAAGGAAACCAGTCTTTTCAGAACCGCTTCATAAAACGATTCTGAAAGACTGGTTTTTGTCATAACAGTCAGGATGTTTGCAAGGACTTTCTTCATCATTTCATCCATGCAATATCACCCCTTTCAATTAACCCTTGGAAACGATCTTTGCAATAGCAATTGCCTTGTGCGGAATTGCCTTTGTACCATCATTGATGATTGCCCAGTTTGCACCATTTGCAAGGTCTTCATTGGAAGCAGAAGCAGTGATGGTTGCAGGCTTTTCAAAGGAAATGCCATCAACACCGCAAATGTAACGATCACGAACATAAAGGGTGTCCTGACCACCATTAGTCTTGGGATCTCTGCTCATTTCATAAGGAACAGCATCACCAATGTCATCAAGGATGATTGCACCCTGACCAAGAACATAAGTGGTGTACTTGCCACCATCAACAGGCATGTTGTCATCAATCAGGACAGTTCTGCCATTC